CAATGGCATGTGCGGTTGAGTCAAAACGGTAGGTACTGCCGTCGGCTACGCCAAGGACAATGTCATTTGACGTGTTCGCCGCCTGTAGCGTGAAATTCTGACCACCCATCTTGCAGATGCGAAAAGGGTAAATTGTTTGCCCAGATGCGGCTATAAAATTGGGGACATTTCCGGCGCTGCTCATGTGGTTAGTCCTTGAATTTGACCATCACTCAGGCGAGCGGGGAAATACTTGAGCGACCGAATGCTGTTGTTGAGCATGACGGTCGTGTCGGTGATGCTTGTCCCGTTTGTGGACGGGCCGCCAATACTCAACCACGTTGGGGCGGCGCTGAATGCCAGCGTTCCGGTAGCAACCGTGCCACCGTTTAGGCACAAACTAGTAGCCGTGCCGTTATAACTGAATGCGCCTTTCGTCAACGCGCCGGCGGTCAGGCTGTTGCTCGTTGTGACCGTCGCCGCTGCTCCAAAGTCTGCCAGGCGCAGCGTGAGCGCCGAGGCGGTTTGGTACATGTGCAAATGCTTAGTCGTTTGATCGTTGGTTGCAATGACCGAGCGAGCGGTTGAGCTTGACGCGTTGCCATACCAATTAGCCACAAACGTACCAGTTGTCCCACCCGTGTACCAAGAGCTGAAGTTTGAGCCGGCGGCAATGATGGCGGTATCTACGGCGCGAGTGACTGCTGCGCTTGTGGTCGGGATATAACTAGAGCATTGCGCTCCAAGTTCTAGTTGGCAACCCCAACACTCAAACTCTCCAGTTGCAGTTCCAGATGCACTTTGCATTGCGGGACCACTATTGGAAAGTGCCGTGTATTGAAATTGATATCTCGTCCATGTGGTTGTAAAAGAAACGGTTGTAAAAGAACCCACAGCCGAATCACTAAAGCGCAGCGATGCATTTGTTGTTCCGGTGGTTGCGCGAAGCCAAATGCTAAACGTGTAAGTGCTTCCAATTGAATTTGTGTACCCCATCGTCCCGGCGGTCACGTACATACCATTTCCAACCGCTGTAAAATTCAACTTAGTTGCCGTTGAATCATTCGCAGGGCTTGTAACTAGTACATACGGAGATGGTCTAGTAAATCCACCATATGGAAGCCAACCCGAATCGGGATACGCGGAAAATTTAAGCAGATTGGTCGCTGGCGCTTCTAGCAGCAATCCCTTTGCCACAAGCGTTGTCGGGTCATAATCAAAGCGAGGATCTTGAGCTGATGAAACGGTTGTGACGTAGCCAAGGTTGTTGATAAAGGTAGCTCGCGCCGTAGCGTCTGCGCGGCTGAACGTAATCCGCGGGTCAAGGACACCCGTGGTAAAGTCAATCGACAGCGTGGAGCCGTCGCCTGCGCGACCTATCAGCTTGCTCGCGTAGGACGAGCCGCTGACGCGTGACATCCTTGGGCGGTTGGCGCGATTCATCAGAGGGTGGACCAGAACGCGCCCATGTCGGGCGTGTCGCTGGACTTGAACTGAGCGGTGACGTACTGCGCGCCTGCCAGGTCGATCATCGCATAGGCGGGTGCCACGTTTGTTGCAGCAGACGTGGCCGGGGAATAGAGGTTCGCCGCCGGGGTTCCCGAGACCTGCGTGATGCCGCTGAACGTGCGCGTATTCGCAACGCTGTCAATGGTGTAGTTCGGGACCGTGCCGGTCGTGAAGGTCAGCGTCAAATCCGCCAGCACCGTGGGGATGTACCAAAAGGTTGTGCCAGCGGCCTCAAGGTACTTGCGCCATCCGATGATCCGCATACCGATAGTGGTCTGCGCCGTGGTGGCCGACACCAAGAACGGGGTGACATACAGCAAGGAGGCGTTCTGACCGCTCACCGATGCGCTGGTGATGTCAAACAGCAGCACGTTCCCGCTTCCCGAAGTGCCGCTAGACGGCACGGTTGTGGTCAGGACGGCGGATGCCGCGTTGTAGGTGGCCGGGACGGACGCTGCCGTCACCTTGCGGAAGTTTTCCTGCGGGGTCGTAATCGGGGGCATCAGAGTTCTCCTCGGCGCTTCATGTCGAGCGCAATGGCAACCGCCTGGTCCTGCGGCTTGCCTTCCTTGATGAGTGTGCGGATCTTGTCGCTGACGGCCTTGTCGGCCTTCTCCATGAGCTTGAGGCCGGCCTTGTCCTGCTCGGTCTCGCCTGCGTCATCCTTTCCGTAGGCCAGCGGCTTGCTGTCCACGGTGCAGTTCTTGACCTTGCGGGTTCGGGCAGAGTATCGATTGGCGATAACGTCAAGCCGAGACATCATCGAACGGCGGGAAGATCGGGAGTAATACTCATACCCATCATCTCCGCGATTCCTGGTTGATTCTTCCAATTCAGCTTCCAACGAAGACACACGGTCTTGCAGATATTGCTGTCGATCAATGTCACCTTTATTGATGGCATCATCCAATTGTGCGGATGCCTTTTGGATGTATTCCCTCAACTGATCTGAAGACGGACCCCAGTAGGAATCAATATCGGCATCATCGGCCTTCGGAGTTTCGAGATCCTTGGCAGCCTTTGGAGCCTTTGCCTTGGGTGCGCGCTTGGCCTTCGGAGCCGATGCGGATTCCGTAGCGCGACGAGCTGCGTCAGCAACCTGCTTTCCGATCTGCTTGATGCGCTGTCGGTTCTCATTGGCGGTTGCGCCAGCCTTCTGAACCACTTCATCCGTATCGACATCGGAAATCTGTCTCTGCCTGGACGAAACAAGGTCTTGCGCAAGTTGCTTCAGTTCGCGGCGCGCAGCATCAACCCCTCGACCACGACGGCCTTGGATTCCCTCAAGTGCAGTTCTAATTTGCTGGCTAACCCGATTTGCTGCTTCTTGATTGTTGTTGATATTCGATGCCACCTTGTCGGCAGCGGGCATTTCTGCCTTCCTGCGAGACTTCTTTCCCTCCTGCTGAATACGACGAATTTTTCCTTCAATCTGTCGCAGTTGAGCAGGCGCATTCTTGATGATTTCGCCAGCGGCAATAATGTCTTCCACACTATCCGTGCCGAAATCTGAATCAACGTCAGAAACTGCCTCTGTCAGATTCGACTCAAGATCGTCAAATTGATCTTTGACCATATCCAGTTCTGACTTCAACGCCATTGCCGTTGAGTCTGTCCTGGTTTCGAGCCTGTCGTACACATCGCCCCAAACCTCGCCAATTTCTTGAGCCTGATTGAGCGAGTCTACTCCGTTTTTTTCCCATCCCTTCATGATTTGACGCGACGGCTTTTTAGCCTTGGGTTCTCGGCGTTCCTTCTTCGGCTTGCCTTCTCCGGGCTTCTTCTTCTTGGCATCGCTGCCACCGCCAGCCTTGCCATCTTCCTTGCCGCAAGTGTTTCCAGGCTTGAAGCCACCAGCGCCAGTACCGCATCCCTCGTCAAACATCGCTTTACTGCCGAAGCGAGAGAACGGGGTCTTCATGGAGGACTGCACGAACACACGCGCAGCCACCGCGGCCTTCAGGCCAGCGATGAGCCGCTGGATATCGGCCGTGGAAGTCATCTTAGCAATCATGCTGCTCGTCACCTTGACGTAATTATCAAGCTGCTTGAACCGAGCATTGTTCAGATCGGCCATGTAGTCGTAGTTGCTCTTGGCATCTTCCGCGGCCTTCTTCGCGGCGTTCAGGCCAGAGGCATACTGCGGCGTGGTGGGATCAACAGGCTTCGCCGTGGCAGCACTCAAACCGCGACTGATGCGATCCAGGATGCCCATCTTCGCCTTCGCGCCGGGGCGGGACATTCCTTCCTTCAGACCTTCCTTCAAATCCCGGTAATCGCGGATCAAGTATCCCGGAGTGCTTGAATCAATCTCCTTCTTCGCTTCATTCAGCAGCCGCCTTACTTCGCTTCTATTGTTGTGCCTTGAAGCCTGATACGCGGCCTCCAAAAGCGCACCGAGGCGATCATTGTTGCCAAACTTCACCTTCGCGCCGGGGCGCGCAAACACCCCGAGCCGCTGTTGAATTTCGTTGCGATTGTCGCTCATGCCTTCCATCGTAGCGTCCTCCTCTGCGATTTACGCATTCACAAATCCGGGATCGGGAATCTGCCGCGTGTCGATGAGCTGCTGGCGCTTCCCGTTGTGCCGCTTTAGCGCGGCGTAGTTCACGTTGCCATTCACATCCGTCCACCCGCGCTCGAGGGCGCGCGCCGCCGGCACGGGTATCAGCGCGCAGCGGCAGTTGAATCCGCACGGCGGTGCGATCCCCTGGCGGTCGAACATCTCCATCGTGCCGATGTAGCCGTCCAAGCCCTGATGCGTGGGCCGCGTCCGGTTGTCCCCGGTCGCGCTGTATTCCACCAGCGGCACGAACGCCTGCACCTTCGGTTCCCGCAGGGTCTCCGCAAGCCCTTCCGTGGCCGCCCGGTTGGTGTTCGTGCGTAGCACGGTCTCGAGCCGCGCCGTGGTTAGGTGCGTCCCCGTGACCATCTGCGTGGTGGTCACGAAGTCCCCGAGGTTCATCTTGCGTATCCACTTGCCCACCACGGACTTGCCGGGTTTCTCTTCGATGACGCGGGCAATCAGCTCCTGCGTCTCCCGTGTCTGCTTGGGGTTCATGGCGGTCACGAAGAACGTGCCGTCCGTGATCCGCTTGGCCGTGGAGATTTGCCCACCCTGTGGATTGACCGTGATGCCGCGCAGGAGCGAATCAAGTACCGGGTTACGGGCGCGCATATCGGGCAGGGCGTTGTCGCGCTCGTGGTCGGCCACCTCGCCGCCGCTGCGCTGGGCGGCCTCAATCAGCACATCCCAATCCGTGCGCGAGATCGGCACGCGGGTGCGAAACCAGTTGGCAATAGGCGCGAGGAAGTCAAGACCAAAGCCCTCTAGCGAAATGCCCGTTTCAAGGCGGTCAAAGGTCAGGGCCGTGTTGTCCTCAAGCATCCCCGCCACGGCCTCGTCGGGGATCTTGGCCTTGTCGATGGCCTCCCGTGCGCCGAAGAGCCACGATGCCATCAGAAGGGCCGACGTTGCCTCGTGGAACGTCCGCCAATGTTCCGCGCCCGTTTCCCCCAGTACCTGGGCTGCGATGCCCTTGCGGTACGCCTGCTGCGCCTCCTTGAGGACGCTGCGGAGGTGCTTGTCTAGCGCGGCGCGGTTCATGCCTTGCGCTTGCGCTTGCGGACGGCCACGACCTTGGGAGCCTGCGGGGCGGGTTCCTCACCCTCCGGGGCATCGTTGCCCAAACCCAGCATGGCTGCAATGGGGTTGTCTCCGCCGGCCGACTTGCCGCCGAGGACGGGTTCGCCGTCCATCGGTTCGGCAAGGCCGAGGAGGTCGCGCACCTCGCGTTCGCTGACGCGGCCGCCCAAAGCCACGAACTTCTCCACGGCCTCCAGGCGCTCCTTGGTGTCCGGGCGCTCCGGGGCAAAGTTGAAACGGATGGCGCGGGCTTCGTCATCGGACGCGCCGAGCATCTTGGCGACCACGCGCACGAGGTCGGTGGTGATGGATTCCGCCAGCGCGTCCGCGTGGTAGCGGATGACGCGAGAGAGGGTGTCAGCGTGGAGGTCGGCAACGCCGGACCCCATGCCCGTGCCGCCCGCCTCGCTCGAGAGCGACTGCCCAAGGATGGCCTCCTTGAGCTTGCTGCTGCACCAATCGACCATCTCCATGAAGATTTGTGCGCGGCCCGCGTTCGCGTCCTTGATGTCGATGTCGTACATCGACTCGTTTGGGCCGATACGCGGCAGCACCACGGAATTGTCGTTGACGAGGTTCTGAAGAACCGTCAGCATCTCGTTCTTGGCCGCATCGTTGCCAGCGGGGTAGTAGCCCACGCGGATGCCGAGCGCGTATCGCTCCGCGTAGGCGGCGGCGTTCTGAAGGATCTCCTGCTTCAACAGCCAAATGTACCAGCACACATCGCGTGCGCCCACGCCGCGGTAGACCTGGTCGGCGCTGTTCGGGTCGATGAAGTTCGGGGCGGTCGTGAATACGCGATGCAGGACCACGGCGCGGCGCTCGTTGTCATCGAACAGGTGGACGAGCGAGTCAAAGCCAAGGTCGGTTACCGACGACTCGTTGATGTACGCCGAGCCAACGCGCATGGCAAGGTTGCCGCGCTGGTCGAATGCCAAGGTGTCGGAGGCGAACGGAATCCATTCGGCCACGCGCACGCCGAGCTTCGCGTCCTTCTCGTAGACGATGTTGGTAGCGGACACTCCGTACCATACGGCTTCGTGCATGGCGCGGAACAGATCGCTGCGCCGGGGGATGGCGTTGACGATGTCAGCGATGCGGGCGGCGAGTTGCTGCGTGCGGGGGTTGTCATCATCGTCCGCGGTCACGGACCATTCAAGGCCAGCGAGGGTGACGAGGAGGGAGCGCAGGACACCTTCGATGTCCGCGTCCATCCGCATCATGGCCTGGTAGTTCACATCCAGGCGGTACGCGAGGCTGCTGTTTCGCAGCATCAGGGACGCGGTACGGAAGTACGACCGCTGCACTTCCACGGGCAGGGCAAGCGGCCCGGTGGGTCCGCGGCTCGTGGGCGGTGGCAGGGGCTTGCGCGGTCGGCGTGCGGGCGGGAGGCCCGTTCCCGGAACGGCGTTCGGCATCAAAGGATTGCTGTGCTGCGGGTCGGCCATTCGCATCAGTCTAACGACTCACCCGAACATCCTTCGCTTCGGACCACGCGATTCAAACATCCGCGTAGGCGTGGTGTTGACGGTGACCACGCCGCCTTGGCTCACCACCGTGCCGCTGGCGGCCGCGTTGCAGAGGTCCACCACAACGTCCACGGTGTCATCGTGCGACCCGGCTGGGAACGACAGCAGCTCGTCCAGCACCACGCGGAAGTCGGGCGCGGCTTGGCCGTTCGCGGCCTGGGGGAAGTGGAGGCGGCCCTGCTCCACGAAGGGCTGCGCCCCGGCGGCGCGTAGGTGCTTGTCCGCCCCGCGCTCAACCGGGATGACGGGCTGACGGCAGCCCATGCGGAATTGGTCGAACACGCCCTTCTGCGGCCCGTTGGCCTCCGCGAGAACTAGTTGACAGCCCCGGCGCTCCACCAGTTCCTTCGCCATGCGGGCGAAGTCCGGGAAGGACTCGCGCACGCGCAGGATGTCGGTCAGGTACAGGTTGCGGTTGTAGTCCACCTCGCCCACGATGCAGACGGAGTAGTCGGGATCGTCGCGCTCCTGGCGCTTGCGGCCGTACCCCCAGTCGATGGCGGCGATGGTGCGCGACCCCGTGTGGTTGCCATCGTGATAGCGCACCCACTCGGGCCGGAACACGAGAAGGTCAGAGGACAGCGGCACAAGCTCGTAGGCGCGGGCGTAGGCCATCGGCCCCATCTCGCGGCGGTTGCGGTTGAGCAGTTCGGACGTAAAGACTTCGGGCCACGGGCTTTCCAAGCCCCGGCACGGCTTCCGCAGGAGCGTTCCGTTCTCCTCGCACTCGCGACGCCATTGGGCCGTGATGTCATCCGTATGGAAGGGCGTTGCCGTGCGCCAAATGCGCGCCGGGTGCTTGGCGGACGGGTCAAGCATGGGCAGCCAAATGTTCGCCATCGCCTCCTTGACCTGTTCGCGGAGTGCGGGTTGCAGTACCGCGTTGCGGAGGTCGCAGATGTCATCGGGCCACAGGATGTCGGCGCGGCCGCCCGTGCGGCCGAAGATGCCGGAGGCCTGCACGGACGGGTCGCGGCGTGCGGGCAGACCGGGGGCGGTCACGCTCCAGGCGGTCACGGTGTCCTCACCGGGCTTGAGGGCAACGTGGGGGAACACGGCCCGGTACAGGGGGCTGCGGATGATGTCGCGCAGGAAGCGGCTCGTGGCGCTAGCGGCCTCGTCGTTGGACCCGATGAGCTTGAACCGGGTCGCAGGGCGGCGGCCAAGCCACCACGCGGCAAGGTAGGTCAGGCTCGAGGTCTTGCCGTGGCCGCGGGGCAGCTCGGCGTACCAGCGGTGGTGGGTGGCCGCGTGAATCAGCAGTTCGCGTTGCAGTTTGCTGATGGGCTTGCCAATGAGCAATGCGATAAAGGCCGCCGGGTTCTCCCGTGCGGCCTCCACGGCCTGGGTCGCGGTCAGAACTTGCGCTTGGGCTTTCGGCACGGCTTGGGGGGTTCTGCCGGGGCCACGCCGGCGATGGAGCGGGCCACGGCCTCAAGCGCCCCGTCCGGCATATCGGCGGTGATTTCCACGCGCTCGGTGGCGGTTCCGTCCTCAAGGCGGTAGATGCGATCCAGTTGGACGGTGGCATCGACCCGATCACGCGACAGGGCGGCCATGACCTCCACGGCGCGCACGCGAGTGCGGGTGTCCATGTTGGGGTCGTTCATCACATCCATGAGGAACGCGGGAGCGGCCTGCGCGGCAGGGGCGGGAATGTCCCACCCGCCATACACGGCGCGCTCAAGGCATGACAGGTGTAGGGTTTTCTCGCGCCGGGAAACCAGGTCACGAGTATCCCCCTTCCCCCTGCGGGGGTCGGGCGTTTCGTCGGGCATAATGCCCCCTTCCGACTGCATCTTACCGTGCCTTTCGGTTTTGCAACACGAGGTCGAACCCGGCGGCGTTGGCCACCTTCAGGATGGAGTCGAAGGTGGGCTTGCGCTTCCCGATGACCGTGCCGGGTGTGCCGAGGAGGCATCGGACGGTATGGGCGCGCAGGATGCCGTTGGCTTCCATCTCGCGTGCGAGGCCGGATCGCGTGCCGCCAGCGGCGGCCACGGCTTCGGTGATGGTGGCCTTGAATTGGTCGTAGGTGGTGATTACTGCCATACGCGGAAGCATATCACGCCAACGTAGCCCATGATGGCGGCGGCAACGAAACCGATGCAGATGACCACGGCATTGATGATGCGGTCCTGGGATCGGTACTGGCGGCAGATTTCGCACTCGCAGCGGTCATTGTTCACGGGCTTCATGCTCCTGGAGTCGGGAAAGGTACAGGGTGTTGCGGGCCTTTGCTTCCTTCAGCTCGGCGCGGAGGCGTTCGATGGTGTCAGCGGCCTCAAGCATGATCGACGGCGCAAGGCACTCGCTGTTGGCGCGGAGCTGCGTGACAATGTCCTTCATCGGGAGTCCTCCACCACGGTGTGAATGCCGTACTGCACCATCAGCCCGCGAGGTTCGCCCTCGAGGCCGCGGCGGTCAAACCCGCCGCCTAGGCGAACGATGATGGATTCCAGGCGGTCGCGCTCGGCGCGGTGCTTGTCGGCGGATTCCCAGTTGTATTGCAACGCGCTCACGAGCATGGACACCACCTGTTCCGCCGCGAACGCGGTCGTTGGTCCGGCCTTGTCGGCAAGCTTGCGTAGGTCATTGATTCGGCTGCGCTCAAATGGCAAGAGGTTTTCCGGTAGTTCGATCATGCGCGCTCCTTGAGGGCGGTGAGGTTGAGGACACCGGGGCTGAGGAGTTCGTAGCCGCGGTTGCGTTCGGTGACAGAGCGCACGCGCACTCCGTAGGTGTGCTTGGCGTGATCCACGATGTAGGAGACGGCCCTGGGGCTGCACCCCCACACCGTGGCAAGCGCGAGACGCGTGGGATAGATGCCCTTGTCGGTCTGCACCACTAAGTAGATGACGCGATCAAAGAGGTCGGCGTAGCCGCGCCGGCGGCCTGTGCGCTTGTGCTTCATTGCGCGTACTCCTTTACGAGCTGCGTATAGCGGTCGAAGGCTGCCAGCGTGTTGGGGGCAAGCATGGCGCGCAGGACGGCGTTGGCCTCCTCGAGTTCCTTGAGGCGGGCGCGGACGGCTTCGATGTCGCCCGAGTGCTGCCCACCCCACCACAGTCCTGCGGAGCGCAGGAGGCGGTCAAATTCGGCCAGGGTGACCGCGCCGCATTGCCGCCACCTGGCCGCGGTGGCGCGGTCAACGGCGGCAAGGTCGCCCACGGTCGGGATGGCCTGCCCAATCATGAGAACGTGCAGGGCGCGGGTGGAGAGCATCTGATGCACGGGGTCGGAGTCGATAGGTGTTTGTGCTGTGATCATGGGTGATGAAAATTGAAACGAGGGTCTTGGAAACAGGAAGGCCGACCCCCAAAGGGGGCCGGCCCTGTTCACCATCGCGGGTTTGCCATGCTGCGCTGCCGTGTTTCGAGTTCCACGCGCCTCTTGCTGATTTCTGCAAGCAGAGCCTGGAGAACGGTTTCGGTCTTGCGAAGGTCTGCCAGCCGTGCGGCCAGTTCAAACTGCTCCGAGACCATCGTTTTCCCGTACTCCGCCATGCAATGCAAGGTAGCGATGGCGTTTGAAACAACGGTTGCAGCTTCGGGCTGCGCGACGATGACTGCGTGTGCCTTTCTCATGGACACGTTCCTCTCTGCCACTTGGTGGCATTGCCGTACTTCCGCAACGTGCATCCATACGGCACAAGGATGATACCCCTCCATATACATTTGTCCAGGGGGTAACATCAATAATTCCAAGAATTATTTGAGGCCGTAGGATGGCTTCTACGGGGCAGGGGCAAGGGATGCCCCTAGAGCCATTCGAACGGCGCGGGCGCGTCCTGGGGCAACCTAGGCCGTCTGCGGGGGTGCTGGTGGATCTTCGGCCACCCCGAAGTCGTTGGCCGTGGCCGCCCACACGATCCGGGGCGTGCCGGCCCCAAGCCACTCCTGCTCAATCTGATCGGCCACGAACGCCTTCGCATCGCGGTGGCTCATCCCGTCGTTGTCCCGCAGGCGAGCTGCAATCATGTCCGCCGAGTAGACGGCGACCGGGATGCCGCGCTCCCCGCTGCGGGGGTAGGACACCCCGAGGAGGCAGTCATCGAAGCCCGACAGGAGGATGGCGGCGACGCGCCGGCGCTTGCCCATGTGCATGAGTCTACCTCCGTGGTGCGGGGTTCTTGCGGCAATAGTCCAGCGCGACCGCCAGTACGCGGTGCGTGTCCGGGCTGATGCCCAAGCGCTCTTTCGCCGCATCAATCTCCGCAGCGGTTGCGGTCTTTAGCACCTCCTTCGCCCACGCATCCCAATCCGCGTAGTCCGCCGGGGACGGGCCTTGCACGGCGCTGGCATCGCGGCGAGTCTGCACGACTTCCCCTCGCGCAAGGACATCGGCCTGCGGCACAATCGCGCAGTATGCCTTGTGGATCGAAGCGATGTCCGGCTTTGTATCGCGCTCAAGGCGGTGCTGGCGAATGCAATCGCGCAGCTTGTCCTGGTGAAGCGACCCCCACCGCTCGTTCAAGAGCCGCGACAATTCAGGCTCAAGCGTCCACTTCGGCCACAGTTCCCCCATCAGATTCCGATTGTCCATCCACGTGATCGTTTGCATACGCGGGAGTATACGGACAGGCACTCTCAATTGTCAACGTGGGGAAGGACGTTCGGAAGAGAACGAGCGGATGTATCTACAAGGAAGTGAATCCGATCCGGCCTTTCGCGCCGCCGCTCTGCTGCGCTCCGCAGTTGCTCCGCTCCGCGGCGGCTGATCGCAGGGGCCGTTCGGGCTGTATCAGTTCGCATGGTGAGCGCGAGGGAAGCATGACCCCACAAAGGGGGCCACATTCAACCAGCCCGCACGGAGCCGCGCATCGGTCGAAGCCACGAATTTCACCATTTCGCTGGAGGATTGCCAGCCGCTACCTTCGTGGGGGAGCGCACCTTTCGGTGGCGCGGGGTAGGGTCAGACACCCGCGACTACTTCCATGCTCCCCTACCGCGCCGGGAACGTGTTGCGGCATTCTTGACCCGCAGGCCATTCGCGCTAGAATGCGAGCGCGCAGGATTTCAGCAGCCGGCAGTCTACCACCCTCGGGCAAGATTGCAAGCGCAAGAAACGGCGTGGGTTTCGGCCCACGCCGTTTCCATTTGGAACCTATCGCGGTTCCAAAAGCGGCGTAATCCCCTTGATGTGATTCCAAGCCATCTTGGCGAAACACAAGAACTTTGATCGGTCGCGTTTACGCCACAAATTTGAGTTGACCCAAACAGCAAACTCCATCAATTGCTCTTTGCTTGTATGGCGAAGTAGCACTTTAGTGCCGTTGTGCCAATCCTGGCGAATCGTCCCTTCGCGTTCCAATTCTTCTAGTCCCAGCGTGTGCAACACTTCCCACGCAGCATCGTCTGTTTGCTGCTGCATTTCGCGCATCAATTCGCTGTAGGCCTGAAGCTGCTCCCGCGCTTCTTGCATCCGAACAATGTGACTGCTCAAAGCGTCAGGAACTGCCGTCAGCGGTCTAGCGCCCTTCCCGATATTGCATTCGATGCAAGCCGAAACAAGGTTTTCCTGGGCGTTCGTCCCACCATTGGCAACAGCAATAACGTGATCAACGTGCAGCACCACAGCCGGCGGTGTCCGACCGCAATAAAAGCACTTGAAGTGATCGCGCTTGAACACCTCAAATCGCGTTTTGGGCGTAAGTTTGGTTCGCACCATTGAGAATTCCAAAGGCCGGGGCGAGCTGGGAGCGGGTGGAAGCAACCTAGCCCGCCCACGGTTGTTTGGTTGTAGAGCGATTCCACCCGCTCTCGCTACCCACGATGGGTTGCGTTGGATCGGAGTATACACTATCCTGCGCTCGTCGGGCGATGGTTTTTGCGATAGTCTGCGCGTGCAGCCTATGCCCGACAATTTAGCCCCCGGAAGCACGGCGCGTTGATCGCAAGATCCGCGCCGTGTTCTTTTCCGGCCCCGGAAAGCCACGTGTACGCGGAATCGACACATCCACATAACGTGTACGAAAGTGCGACATATTTGAACATCTGTACCGCGTTCGATCCAGCGGACAGCAGCGCGTGCTTTCAGCATCGCGCCCTGCCCTGGCGGTAGGTTTCATTACCCCATTGCTGTATACGCCAGCGGTCGTACCTCTCGGCCTTGTGCGCTGGCACAAGTGGGAATCGCGCCTTGGCCTTCGGCCTACTACACCCACATCACCGCAGCTCAAGTATACCCCTACTCAACGGGCTTGCCGTCAACGATTCGGCGATACCCAAGCCTCCACAACAGATGCGCGATATCGGTCGCGGTCGATGCCACGGCCTCCTCGTCTAGCTCCGGGCGGATCGCGTGGATGGCCTCGTGGATGGTGGTGTCCATCCTGTCCTTCTCACACGGCCAGGTTGCCACGCGAATGAGGCGGCCCGCGGCCTTGCCGGGGTCGATCATGTCCCCGAAGTCCCTCATGTTCGACGCGAAGCGCAGCGTCCAGTATTTGCCACCAAGTCGAACTCGCATGGGATGCCTCCTATTGCGCGTCCATTACGTCCCAGGCCATACGAGGATGACCGCGTGCCTTGCCGCCGTCCTTGTCATCCTGCGTGTCCCACCGGATGAACAGGCGCACCCACTTGGCGCGAAGCGGCGTTGGGCCTGGGCCTTTCTCCACAATCCATCCGCCCGAGCCGTCCCCCCAGTCCTGCTTGTACGTCCCGCACCGCACGAAGTCGCAATGGCGATGCCGCACCTCGTAGACGCCGTTGCGGGTCTCGAGGTACTCGCGGGCAATGCCCACGATGTTGGAATGGTGGTTGTGTCCAACGGCGATGCAGTCCACGCCCTCAAGCCACGAGAGCATTCGCCGGCTGTCAAGTACGCCCATCGACATGGGCGCGCCGCCGCCGCTGCCGTGGTGATAGCGCATGGTCCAAGTAAGGTTCGTGTTGTTGATCTTTACGCGCACCTTCATCCATCCGCCGTAGCCGCCTGCGCCCATCTGCGATTTCGGATTGATCGACTTGATGGCGCGGACAAGATTTGCCGTTGGGCATACTTCGTGGTGCTTGAGCCACGCGGTCTCATGATTGCCGGCACCCAAGAAAGCCCAGTTCTGCGCGTAGGGTGCGTAGCGTTCCGCTGCTTCTTCAATCACGCTGTCGAAGTACGCCGCGGCTGCGTGCGAACTGCGGAGCTGCGCCTTGCATTGCCGGCGGTCGCTAGCCCCTTGCATTAAGTCCAAGCAGTCGCCAAGGTCGCAGATGATGGCGTTGCGCTCCTTTGCTTGGCGAAGGTGCTTCTCCTCGAGCAACCGATTGCACTTGATGTTGTCGCCGTGTACATCCGAGCGAAGCAGAATCCATTGCTCCCACTCGCGGAACGAAGTCCCGGTGCAGTCCACGATGTGGATGTTCTTCCCGTGGTGCGTGACTTGAAACGGGGGCGCGGCTGGTCGTTTCGCCATGCCTCACCACGCTATAGGGGTCTGATTGCCTCGCCGCAAAAAAGAAAAAAGTGGTCGGATTTCTTACAGCCGGGGGCTTGCGCCTGCCGATACCGATGCGTATAACACCACCAAGCGGTGGACGCACGTTGCGGAAACCGCGAAATCACGAGGAGATTGCAATGAAGATCAAGATCACCGTTGAAGATGCCCTGAACAACCACCTCACCCTTGGCCGGATCTACGGGGATGTGCTGCTCGCCTGCGCTCGGGAATTGTCCGATGCCGTTAGCCAGGAAGTCCTCCGTACCCACGCCGACTTCCATCACATTGACCCCGACAACGAGGCCGCGTGGCAGGATGCGCTTGACCGCCGCGACACCGCCGACCGGATGTTCTTAACGGTCCATGCCAAGACGGAGGTGATCCTGTGAGCGCACGACGAACCGACCCGTGGACTTCGCACGCCGCCGCTGACAGCATGGTGGTCCCCGCCAAGGGGATGCAGGCCAAGCTGCTTGAGGCGTACCGCGCTAGCCCGAACGGCCTGACCGATGAGGAGGCGGCGGCAGTCGCAGGACTCCCAATCGGTGCGTGGAAGCGATGTAGCGAGCTGCGTACCAAGGGTCTGATCACTTGGACCGGGGCTACCCGCGTAGCCTCGAGTGGTCGCCATGCACAGGTGTGCGTCCTGTCGCGGCCCAACCCCACAACCCTCTTCCCCATGCCCGAGGAATACCGATGGTGAGCAACGAAGATAGCCGCGGGATCTTTA